TCATTATAGTCTTTTTCTAATTCTTTAGAAACATCTATATCAACATGATTATAGTTTCTACCATACAATGATTCGGCTAAATTTTTTAAATTAGCCTTTCCTATATCTCTAATATAATTCTTTATTTTTTCTGTTGTATTAATCATTTCCCTTCTCCCTTTTATTAATTAGTATCATACCATATAGATTTTTAGAATGAAAGATACTCGGTCAAGTTTATTCTTCAGACATTCTTCTTACAACAAGTGAAAAAGTTGGAAATGGTTTTTCATCTTCCGTGATTGGGTAAGATACTTGTTGGATAGAAACACTGGATACATTTTTTTCTTTGAAACAATCCAACCCTTTATTGATTATTTCATCCACGTTATTAAAATCTTTCCATAAAATACCTTCCGATTTAGTCACATATTTTTTATAGGTTACTTCATTTCCTTTTTCAAGATTGAATGCATTTAGTAAAAGCATTTCTTCTTTCGTTAGAACTTTATTGACTAAATAAATATTATATGACATATTAAAGTTGTTTTGATTAACTACACTTGAAATAACAATGAAGTTTTCACCAAAAGGAATTGATAGATATCCATATTTCTTTTTTTGGACGAATTCAAAAAAATCTTCTGCTGGTATTTTCCCAAAATCTTCTATTATTTTAAACATTTATCTTTTCCTTTTCTCTTATCATATCACGTTAAACATCTAACAGAAACTACCGTGGTCATTCTAACAAACCGAATAACCACAATCCTTGCATAATAAACAACCATCTTCAAAATGAATAGTGCCGCCGCAATTAGGGCAAGACACATCACTTGATATTGTACCAGATTCAATATATTTCATTAAAAATTTCTTTAAAGTATAAACGAATGATGATACTGACACTTCAACCTTATTAAGAGTATTTACGATTTTCTCAATCTTAACATTGTGTCTTAATAATAGCCCCACGGTTCGAGTGATTTTAGTTACGTTATTTCTTCCACTCATTTTATGTTCAGATTCCTGAATATGCTTTTCAGGTATCTTTTCTTTTCTTGCCAGTTCATACAATAGTTCAACAGAGTTTTCTGTATTAACATCACTCTCCGTATGATTTGTCTGGACAAATATAGCGAAAGGACTTTTCATTTTTTGATCTTTGAATGCTACATGGAAATACCATTTTTTGCCTTCTGACCTAATAACATGTCCCATCATTGGGTATTCAGTAGGTAGATTTACATCTTCCATGACAACACCTTTTTTGTGTTGATTCCACATATCAAAAAATTCTTCTTGCTCTGATTTGATTTGACCAGTTTCTAGAACAGAAGCCATCGTTCCTTCTCTATAGGTGGTCATGCCTCTTGCGCCAGATTTCCACAAATTAACAAACATTTCATCGAAGTCTTCCAATGGATAATCGTTTTTCAGGTTAATGGTTTTTGAAACGCTTTGATCTATCCCTTTAGAAAAAATGATAAAGGGGTCCAAGTGTTCTTTAACCGTTAATTCCATAGCAGATACGAATACCCCTTGTTTCTCCAATTCCTTGAATTTTTCAGGACTGTAGTTTTCCTTGGCCCATTTCCATCCAAAATCCATACATTTGACCTTCTTGACAAGACCTCTATTTTTATCAATCTTATAGTTGCCACATTTTGAAACTAGGACTTCATCCTTTCCTTCTACTTGCAGTTTAAAGTCTTTTGTCTCCACAAATTCACCTTTCATGTAATCAGGCATTACTAGATCAATTTTTTCAGCCTTGTGATTTACAATAACCCAACGGTTATACTCTTTATCAAACACTGGTTCTTCACCACCAGAAACCACATTCATATACACACCACTCTGACCAGTTGGCGCAGAAGTCAATAGTGCTGAATTTCTAAGACCATAAAGCTTAATGGCTGTAATGGTTTCTTCCTCAAGAATTCCAGAATTAGCAATAAATCCATTATTGATAATTTCTTTACTATAAAGAGGGAATACACCCTTTTCCTTAGCCAAGAGTGCGCTTGTCATGTAGGCTGTATTAGCATAGACGATAGAAATTTTCTCTGTTAATTGATTCGCCGCTTTACTACCATAACGCAATCCCATCATGTATAACATAGAACCATAGCCTAGAATACCCATTCCTATTTTGCGGCGCAATTTGGCCGAATTTGCTATTTCTGGCATAGGATATCCCGATACGTCTATTAGATTATCCAAAGCCCTTGTTAGAATAGCTATGTCATTCTTGAATAGGTCGAAGTCAAAACCAAAAGTATCCTCAACGTCAAAACCTAGAGTAGAGTTGCGGACTTTCTTTACATATCCAGTAAGATTCAAATGTCCAAGATTACAAATATCTCCATGATGCTTCACTTCGTAGTTAAGGTTGTCTGATTTTACCTTTGACCAATTACCTTTCATATTAGCAAGTTCGAACCACACTCTACCAGGGTCGGATTGCATGGTTATTTCGCCGCAAGGGTTTGTTGCTACATACTTCTGATAGTAAATTAGATTATTGAATTTGTTTGCATTATCAATAAAGAATAATCCAGGGTCATTGGTATTATAGGAAGTAGTGATAATAGAATCCCATACTTTTTTAGCTGGCACTTTTTCATAGACTACAATTTCTTTTGGATATTTTGTTTTCCAATCCTCAAAATCTCCATTCCATTCTTCATCATATTTTTCAAATCTGATATTTGGAAACCATAATACCCATTCACCACCCTTGCGAGTATAAACGGCATTACTAGGCTGTTCACCATCATATTCAACTTCTTTACCTGTATCTAGAAAAGCAAATTTTTTGGATTTGTTTTCAAACATCGTGTGCATGAATTTATCAGTGATTGACACTGATATATTGAATTTTGAAAATTTATTTGCTATTGTCTTTGATTCAATATAGTCAAAAATTTCGGGATGTTCACAACGCAACAAGGCGATTTGAGCGCCCTTTCTGATTTTCTTTTTAGTAACATCTTTTTTCTTATCATGCTGAAAAATATTACCTTGTGCTGATTTTGTTACTATTTCAGCAGACTTGTCATATAGGGTCATAAACTCCACTACCCCTGGATGCGCTGAACCGATTCCTTTAATGAAGGTTCTTTTTGGTCTGATATGACTAAAATCATAACCTATCCCACCTTCCGTTTTCAGAATTTCGGCTGCTATCCATAGGTCATTGTAAATATTTTTTATACTATCTACGGGCTTGACACTTCTTTGGGCTGAATAACAGTTAAATGAATTTGCGTTTTTAAGACCTATACCAGTATTGGCTACAACCCTACCACCTAGTGAAATTCTACGATTAAAAAGACTTAGTGCAAAAAGCTGTTTGTAATAATATTGTTCTTTTTCAAAGATTGTGTTTACTAGTCTCTCTTGTGTTTCGTGTATTTGTTCATTATCATGTCTATAAGAATCTTCCCAAATTTCTCTTGCAAAATCTTCTGTAAAAAATTTATCTTCATTATAGCTATTCTTGTCTTCAAAAAATTCATTAAACTTAAATAAATCCGTTGACTCTTTAATTATCATAGAACTCCTTAATATGTTATAGAATTGTCACTCAATCTTGCTCTGTTCTTATACATCTTTTCTTCCGCCCGTCTCAAATTATCATTCACTTCTACTGCTTTCTTTTCCTCATTTCTCCATTCATCTATTTGCTTACGTTGCAATTTCTTTCCCCCTGCTATATTAAAATAGCCAAAACCATGCAATCTCTGGATTAATACCGATTCACATTCTGGACATTTATTTTCTTCTAGATATTCTTTATACTTGTCATGTGAGCAAAAAATTTCTACTTCATACTCACACTTTTCATTTTCACAAACTATATCATATGTAGGCATATTTTATCTTTTTATTTGTAGTTGTCTTTAGCCCAACCTTCACCTTGAAGGATAAAGGTTGGTGCTGAAACGATTTGTTCCAGCTTCCCGCCGCATTTATCACATTTTGTATTTTCTATCACCTTGTCTTTATTGGAAATAGAAGAAAAAATGCTGCCTTCTTCATTACATCTTTTACATTTTACATCATATGTTGGCATACACATACTCCTTAGGTCACATTACTGTTCAGTAACAACAGTCCATTCAATTTGTTTTTTATCTTTATATTCATTCAGAACATTATTCAGAATTTCTTCCGTTTCATTCCAGGGTACATTAAATAATCCAGAATTAAACTTTGGGGAAATGATACTTATTTTTGAATCTCTTGATATAGAATCTAGTAACTCCCTTAAAGCCTTCAGGGTATAGTTTTTAATTGAGGCGGGAGAATCAACATATTTTCCGTAGCCATCACTAACCATCAAGCAAACTGTTAGAGTATCTTTATGATCTTCATTACTAATTATCAAAGGAAACCCCAATAGAATTCCACTGGTAAATTCCTTACATGTTCTCTCATATTTATTAAACGCCAAGGGGAACTTTTCTTTCATTTGTTTGGCAAACCCGCTTCCCCAAACCCCTTTACAATTACATGAATGAACAATAAGCATATTGTCATTCAGATAATCAAAAAGATTTCCTTTTACATATTTTATCATGTCAAATAAGTCCTAGTTCCTGTGGTTCAATTAACAAAACATTTTCATATTCCTCAATATCATCAAACATAAAAATTTCAAGGCGATTCATTTCATTGTTTAAATGTAACACATACATTTCTTCTTCTACCATGTAAGTGATTGCATTTCCCAACCCCTTTTGTTCATAAGCGTTTAGAAATATAGCAATAGTCCCATAGAATAATTCCTTTAAATCTACTACTCCATTTTCATCTACGTTAAGATGCATCATATGATTTTTTTCTCTTTCTGGTTTTCTTTAAACCTATTGTAACCAAAGCCTTTGTTCCTGTTACAACATGTCTATCAATTAAAGTTATTATATCCGTCTGTGTCCAATCATCTTCTATCAAATCGCCTATATCTTTCTGTTTAATGTTGTCTGGCCAAATAAACACCTGTTCCCCATCATTTACCAGCTTTTCCAATTTCTCATAAGAAACATCGGTTCTATCATTATCAAAGCAATAGACTACATCCTTTATTTCTGAAAAAAAGTCCTTAGAAACTGTGCTGCCCAATATGGCAACAGAATTATCAATATACATAGAATCAATAATAGACTCAAACACATATACCCTACTGTTTTTATCAACATTAAAAATATTGTAGATTTTAAATCCCTCAAGTGAATGGGTATGGAAAAGCTTCCTGTTAATTGATCTACCCTGGAAACCATATACATTAACTTCGCCATCATAGAACGGAAAAATAACCATATCCTGAAACGGATATTTTCCCCAATCGTCTGAAAAAATTGGACAATAATATAGGCTTGTAAAGTATTTTTTTGGTATTCTTCTCCTGTTAAGATACTCAATTGCTTTGTTGTTTTGTATGACTTTAATGAATGGAAATTCTTTAAGGTTGATATATTCAATTTCATTTTTTTTACTTTCATATTTTATTGTTTGTTTTTTTCCCCATGTAATAGAACCATTCTTTAGTCCTTTTATTTTTGATTCCCTTTCTTTATCAAGATATTTCAAGAATAAACCATGGTCGTATTCTTCAAGAAATGTCTTGAATGATACACTCTTACCGCAATTATGGCAGAAATAGCGATTGCCTTTATCCCTGTTATTGATTAGTAGATAGGCACGTTTTTTCCTTCCTTTTGAATGTCCCTCATTACAAAATACACACTGGAAATTATATCCAGAAGGAATTTGTTTCATTTTAGGGAGATTAAGACTAGAAATGAAATCTAGTTCCTCATATTTATCTAACATAGTTTAGTCAATTTCTTTATACGTCCATGTTCCATTATTTGTTCTAAATTCTTCCAATAATTTATCTTTGCCACATTGTTCTATATTAATTATCATTCCATAGTTCATTTTTTCCATGACCAGAAATATGTTTGATAATGTTACGTTAATAATCACAAATAGAACATATACTTCACCATGAGGATATTTTTTCTTAATAAAACATTCCTTACCAATATATCTATCTTGAAGTTTTTTATATTCCTGTAGGCTCATTATATTAGATTCGTTCTTATTCATATTGAAAACTCACACATTTCATCAAATTCAAAATTGTCTGGTGTGCATGGCTTCATTAGCTTAAATTTCTTGGCATAAGAAACACACGATTTTAAATGAGTACAATTTATGCAACACATATTTGTATCCATTTTACAATATCCTGGTCTTTTTTCCGCACCACAAAACATAGATTTCTGCATTTCAAACTTTGGCATTCATTTATCCTTTCTTGATAATTATTTTAGCCTCTTTTAACCCAAAGGCAAAGGATTCTCCCTTGACCAATCTTAGGGCTTCGTTCGAGTTCCTAGCCAAGACTGTTCTAGTGTGTTTTTCCAATTTTTTCAATGGAGAATATGTTTCTATTTCAACTGTATAAGGTGTTTTCTCAATAGGTATTTCACTTGCCTTTATTTGATTCTCCCTATCCTTTGTTTCTTTTATTAGATTTTTTAGAATGACCTCTTTGTGAACATCAACAGCAGTATATAATGTAACCTCAAAAATATTGAAGTCAACAAGAGACTTTCCCGTAGTAATGCCAGAGGCACCTGTTTGATTGTCTGAAATTATTTGGTTGTTCAATTTATCGTAGACTTCTTCAAATGAAGAACCAATAGCTATATATTCTAAAACTTCATAACCATTCTCTACAGCAACCCAACTTGTTCCGTCCATTTAAACTCCTATTAAAATAATGTTCCTATTCCCTTTTCTTCCATGCTTGTTGTTGCCTTCAATAGCTTTATGTCAGAGAATAATTTAGCCAACCTATACTTCATAAAAAATTTCATAGCATTTCCTTGATTCCAATTGAATTGAGGCTCTTTCATAGCATCAATAATTTCGGATTCAATTTGGGCAGGTATTTCAGATAAATCAATCAAGGTTTTATTGAAATTATATCTAGCCCTTAGATCAGCATCAGCCAATAAAAATTCTAGTTCGGAAACATATTTCTTGGCTGTCTTTTCCCCTATTCTTACCTTTGTTCTTTCACCACGGCTGTTCTTTGGTTTAGGCAATCCAAGTATCCCATCACTAACATCTCCTGTTAGTATATGCTCAATTAAAAAATTTTTAGGATTGTCTTCTTCTATATATGCTTTTTTCAGAGGGTCAAAAATTTTGACTCTAGGTGAAAGAAGCTGTCTGAAATCCTTATCACTGGAAACGATTGTTGTTTCTGGATAAAACTTGGTGGATACATAAACAATATCATCACCTTCCGCCATTGGATGTTCTATGACCTGAACATCACTTCCAGACTTCAGCATTTCTTTAAGGTCAGATAGAACAGTATACATTTCTTCCCAAGGAAAAGAGGGGTCTTTTGTTCTATGTGCCTTATATCCACGTCCTGTATATTCATCAAATTGTAAGCCTTCCTTGGCATAAAAAGCATGTCTCCAACTATTTTCCCTCTTACAATCAAAGGCAAGAATAAGAGGCTTTTCCTTATGGACTCCAAACTTTTTTATTATGGAGAAAAGGGAAGTCAGAATAAGGTGAGACAAAAAATCTGGATTATTTACTATGTCCTTTTTATTTGCAAAAATATTTCTGTAAATCAAATGACTGTAATCCACTACAATAGCCATATAACAATCTCCTTTTTATTCTATAATAACACATTCATTCTGACCTAGACAATTGATTTATTCATCCCAATTAAAATCTATGAATCCCTTTTGTTCTTTCTCAAACTCATTCTTGAGCCTATCCTTAACCACGATAGGAACATCCTTTTCTTCATCAGCCAAGTTGAAAAGACGCATTTTGTCAAAATCAATTCCCACTGAATACACCGCATTTATGTTTGAGCCAAATCTTGTTTTCAATACTTTAATGAGAAATTTTCCCTCAATTTCTTTTGGTCTAACAATAGCACCTTGCCAGTCCAAAGTTTGTGGAATACCCCAAGAATCTCCCTGACCTGTCATATCAAGTTTATCTGTTCCTTTATTATAGGCTTCGCGGTTCAGTTGAGTAGCAGTAATCAAAGCGACATTTTCCTCAATAGCGATTGCCCTAAATTCTTCTGTTACAGACCGCATGTAATTATAGGAATCACTAGCTTGTGAGGCTGGCAGAACAGAACTCTTGAATATGTTTAAATAATCCGCTATGATAATATCAGGAACAAAATCCTTCTTTATTCTCAATTCCTTCAAGAATGAGACAATGTGATTTTTCGTAGCAGTAGAAGTAGGATATTCTTTCACAATCAATTTACCACTCTGATATGTATTTTGAGTGCGCTTTATCTTTTCAAAATACGTTTCTCTTGATATGGAACTGTTTAAATCATTGATTGGAATATCAAGAAGATTGGCATCTATACGTTGAATAATAGCATTCTCTGACATTTCAGCGGTTAAATGTAATACATTATATCCTTGCTTTAGGAAGGAAGCTGAAAGGTGGCATAACCAAATAGATTTTCCAACGTTTGTTCCTGCAATAAAGGCGTATATGCATTTTTTTCTAAATCCTTTACCTACAGCAATGTTCAGTTCATCAATATCACAAGACATATAGGCATCAGGAGAAGTATAAAAATCAAACTGGTTTTGAGCATTGATAAAATATTCAAATCCCATGTTCTGACGGAAGGTTATTGATAAGGCATCCTTAATTTTCTCTTGAATCTTTCCACGGGATTCCTTCTTCTGTAGAATATCAACAGATTCCAGAATAGCCAATTCCATTGATCTATCTTGGGCATACCTTTCCGTTTCATCTATTAGATAATCGGTATTTTCAGCATGTTCAAAATCTGTCAAGGCATCAAGATAGGAAATGATTTTATCCGTATCATTTTCTGTTAGTTCAGAATCACCTGTGACCAATAGTTTAAGGTCAGAAACAGTTGGCTTGGAATGATAGATATTGGTATATTTTTTAATAATACCAATCAATTGTTTCTCATGTTTTTCAATGAATAATTTTTGATTCAGGTGTGGCATAACGACACCAAAATAGCGTTCGTTATGCAACAGCCCGTAAAATATATTTTCAATTATCAAATGATTTACTCCATTTCTTCAGGTTCAACATCACCTTCAAAAGATTCCAAATCAACGTGTTCGGATTCCGCAAGACCGTCTGTTGCTGCTCTATAGGCAAATAAATCTTTTATTTTTGCATAGAAACCAGCATCAAAAATAGCTTTCCAAATTGCTTCATTATTGAAGTCCTTTTTCCTCAAAGAAGGTCCCTCATAACCCTCATAGGTATACCACCCCTTCTTGACTTCCTTAATAAAATTTGTTTCTAAGGCTATATCGAACAGTCCAGAAAATCTTAATAAGCCACGGCTATAATCAATTATCACCTTGACCTTTGTCTTCTCCCTAGCCAATCTATTCTTTTCGGAAGTGACCGTGATTTGGGCACCTACGATTCTTCCAGAGGCTTCTTTTTCTTGTGATTTTGTTACTTTAAAAATACCTGTACTAGACAATTTACTACCCTTACCACCACCTACGATTGTTGCGCCATACATTGAAGTTGTATCGTCATAAACGTGATTGATTACGATAATAGGAACATTTTTTAAACTAGCATCACTTGTCATTGTGGTGAACAATCCAGACAATTCTTTTTGTTTTGTCATATCTTGTTTATCGTTGCCAGTTACGGCGTCATTCATTTGTTTAGATGAATTTAACATCCCAATAGAATCAATTACGATAAGCAATTTGTCTTTTTTAGCATCAACCGTTTTAAGAATATTAAGAATGTCTGTCTGTAAAGGTTTTATCAGATTAAAATGAGACTGAATAAACAGTTCAGGAATAATACCCCTTCCAAGCAAGGCTGATTTTCTTTGGGCACCTTCCGTATCATAATACAGAACAGTATAGCCTATCTTTTGTGCTTGCTTGACTATTTCAAGCGAGAAAAAACTTTTTCCTGTTGATTCTTTTCCTGCAAATTGAATAATTGCGTTTGTTGGGATTCCAAGAAAAGGGTCCCCTGAAATAAGGGCATTTAGGGCTAAGTTTCCTGTATCAATATATGTTTCGGGGGGTCTATCTTCAGTAAGAAGGTAAGCATTTTCATTTTTAGAAATTTTTAAAATACGGGCTGCTAAATCTACCATGATTGTTTCTCCATAAAAATTTTAGATATATTATCATATCAAACTTATTATGAAAAAACAATCTAGGTCATATTATAAAATTACTCAAATATAGCTGTAACTTGATGTTCATGAACTATAATATCTATTTTTGTAACTGCACCTTCAACTGGACCGTTAAAATTACCTTGTTGAATATATCTTTGGTCTGGTATTCTACCCACAATTCTGAACATATTTGTACCAGCGGGCAAGGCTAATAATCCTGTTTGAGTAAGGTTAAATGTAAACCCCGTAGGTTTTAGAGTGCTGTCAATAGCGGCAAACGTATCACCATTAGCGGCATTGGTTATTGTTACCTCATTTGTAAGAACCGTAGCAACAAAATCTGCTAGAGGGTCTATCGCAGTTTGTGTAGCAGTAGCTAATGTATTGGCTGTTGCATTTAAGGCACCATTAACCGTCACTAATGTATAGTCCACTCCAACCGTCTGATTATAAAAATCATTTGGAGCGATAGAACCTTTTCCAGTTCCAGGAGTTGTGACGTTGAATGTAAAACCAGTAGTAGTACCATTGCTTGCGGGTGTAGCAGCGCCTTTTCTTGTATTAGTAACTGTAACCACACTAGATAAAACAGTGGCATCAAATTCATTTGTGGCATTAATAGCCGCCTGTGTAGCAGAAGCTACAGCAGTAGAAAGAGCATTGGTGGCAATAGCAACTGAAATTCCCGACCAGTTTGAGTTAGGCACAGGGTCAACACCAGTTCCACTTACGTTATACCATACATAAAAATGTCTTCCATCCAAGGCAGAATATAAATGAAACCATTTATTGTTTAGAGAACCCGCTGTATCGGCAGTAGTAGTTATATCTGTTACTTGAAAAGAACCTATTGAATACCATACAACATAACGCATGGTGTTTAGTGCATTCCAGATATGAAAATAAGTTCCATCCAGATTACCATTAACGTCTGCCACGGTTTTTACTTTTTGTATCGCGGCTCTGGCCACTGGTGCATACACAGTATAGCTTTCAACGCCAATCAGGGATGAATAACCAGCCACTTTTAATTTCATAAAATATATTCTCCATTATCGTAATAAACTGTTTCCTAGTATTTATATTTCTTGAACCAATTCTAATTTAGAAAAGTCATTTAGAGTCACTTCAAACAAACGATCTACCTTTTCGGGGTCTATTAAATCCGAATGACTGATAATCATCACTTCCTTATTCTCTTTTTCTGACAATTCTCTTAATATCTCAAACATGGTGTTTTCACCTTCATTATCCAATCCACCACCAGATTCATCTAGAATAATTAGATTGAAATTTGCCTTGGAATTTTTCATTTTACAGAATTCCAGAAAGGTAAACATTATAGAAAGATTGATTCTTCTTTTCTGGCCTTCACTAAAGGCATTGTATTTATAACCCTCTTTGAATTTTGTAAGGCATTGAATATCCAACTCATTATCAAATTCCAACTCAAATTCTGAAGAAAATCTTTTCAAATAAGTGTTCAATAGTTTATTAAGTATAGGTAGATATTTTTTTACGATAAATGATCTAATACCATTATCACTTAGAATCTCATTCAATAATTTATGATAGCGTATATCATTATTTTTATTTGATATATCCTCATTTATCTTATGTAAATCTTCAAGATAAGCATTGAGCCTTGTCTTGTCTATTGTCACATTTACTTGGGGTGTGATATTCATTTCTTTTTTCAGTTCATCAATATTTTCCTTCAGGGTTCTGATGGTTCTCTTGATAAAATTTTCATCATCTATTACTGTATTAAGTTTCTTTTCTTCCTTGAACAGATCATCTATTTGTTCTTTTAGAAAAGAAATGTTGTGTTCTAATTCTTTCATTTTATCAGAGATATGGGATGTATCTATTTCCTTATCCCTAATTTTTTTCATATTAGGACAAGTTGGACAGGCAGATTCCATAAAGATTAAATGTTCATTTATCTTATTCTGTTCATTCTTACATTTTGTAAATTCCCTTTCTTTACCGTCTAAGTCTGCCAATAAACCATTAATCTTGCTTAATAATTCATCCTTTTTTGTTTTGTATTTTTTAATGATACGCAAACCAGTCTCATATTTTTCAATTTCCTTCTCTTTATCTTCTATCTTATTCTGTCTTTCTATATTGGCTTTCTCATTTTCAGCCTTGATAGAAGATTTAATTAGTTCCAAACGTTCAATATTTGAACGTTCCTGTTCGATTAATAATTCCAGCTTTGTTGTTTCCAACCCCAATAAGGATACTTGTTCTACGATAGAATCCATAGATGTTTTGTTGACTGTCTTCATATTTGATATTATACCTATACCAAATATATTTTCTATGACCTGTCTTTTCTTTCCCTTTGGTAAGGTTAAAAAAGAACCATCACGAGTCAGGGATTTTGTTATTATTTGGTGAAAGATTTCTTCATTGACATGTAGGATTTCGTCCTCTAGATATTTCTGATAATCTTTCTTTGATGAATCTTGATTCAGTAATTCACCATTTTTTTCAATATCAAAAATATTAGGCTTCAGTCCTCTTTTGATCTTGTAGTTATTACCATCAGAAAATACTTCTAGTTCCACAACCAAATCGGATTTATTTTTACTATTGATAATATCCATCAGGTTGATTTCACGATACACCTTTCCAAACAAGGCAAAGAACAAGGCATCGTTTATGGTAGATTTACCATGTCCGTTCTTTCCACTTATTCTCGTTAAACCTGTTTTGAAATTATACTCTGTAAATTGATTTCCGTAGGACAAAAAGTTTCTAAAAGAAAGCGTCTTTAGTTCTATCATTATGTTTTTATTACCCTTTTATTATATTTTTTATCAAATACTCCGAACATAAACAACAAATCATCGGACTTAAACATTATAGTCTGAAACTCATATCTTGAGTTGTTACGATAATAAATCCATGTATCTTTTATCCATTCTTTATTTTCATTAGTTTTCAGAATGTAGTCAATATTAGTCATTGACTCTGTAAGTATATCATATTCACATATATTTTTGTCAATAAGGTCATAGGACATGGTAGTATAATCTATTTTACAAGTATTCAACTCAACAATATTGAAAATAAAATATGTATTGACGGGTGGCTTGAATATGTACGGTGGCTTTCCCTTTAGTGTCTCTTTTACATTAGAATAATACATTAAGGCTAATTGTTCTACTATAACAAACTGTTGCATTATATTTTCATTTTCAATATCTAATATGTAATCTTTTTCAGTAGCCTTTGTATTAAGGGAAATACAGAATAATGAAACAAGTATTAGAAATACTTTCATTAGGATATTTCTCCTAAAAAGTTAGATTGTTTGTATATACTATTAGCCAATCTTACTAGCTTACTTTCATCTAGTCCATCCTTTAGCGTTATTCCCTTTATGAAATTTTCTATAATGGTGATTATCTCTACATCATCCTTCACCGTTTCCTCAAATTCCTCAAAGTTAAAATTTTCTACTAAATGAGAATCGTTATATATTTCAATCTTATCCAATGAATTGTTGACAATGGAATTATAAGTTTTTTCCATCAATTCCTGTGAATCAAACTTTTTTATTATGAATCTAATGTAATTGTTTTCAGAATATTTCCTAGCTTGTTCAATAGAAATATCCTGTAACTCATTTGTCATACCGCCCAATTTCAGGGTTATTTTCCTATCTGTTTCCATGTAGTATAGTTTTAGAAACCGTGGGCTGAATATGTTCTCATGAAAACTCAAAACAAAATTATCTTCAATAGTCCAGAAGCCTTTTGAATCCCCATAATCACCCCAACTCATTTGATATTGTGTTCCAAGGTATCTAAAATTATTGTGTGTAGACTTGATATGAAAATGTCCAGACAAAACTTGTTTGTAACCATTAAACCAGTCATAAGAAAATCCTTTCTTTGAAGTTTGGCTAATGGTAATCATAGCACCATCAACTTCAAAATGACCTAATAGAATATCCACTTCGTCTTTTGAAGGAATGGTTTTTATCATATCAATATCTGGCAACCAGGGAACCAATCCTAATGTATAATTACCTATCTTGATTATTGTAGATTTATCATAAACTTTTATGTAGGGTAAAAACTCCATTGAGTTTGCTCTTGTCCAATTATGTTCAATATCGTTTTTGTAATATGTGTCATGATTTCCTACTATACAGTGTAGATTGACCTTGTTTTTTACAAACCATTTAAAGAAGCGTTTTTTAATCTGTCCATCTATGTAATTATCCATCACTACACGGTTATGAACCAGGTCGCCACAATGAATAACATCCTTGATATTGTTTTCCAGGACATATGGAAAAAATACATTATCAAAGTAATCCATCATTCTATAAAATTTTGTTTTGTTAAAATTATACAAACCGAAATGTGAATCAGTTATTAAGGCAATACTCATGTTGATTTCCTTTTTATTCTGTATGTCCGCTGATTAAATTCCTGTTGAACTTGTGAGAATTTTCAACGGATTCCTTGTTTATATCAAAACAAAGAGTGGCATATTTTTTTTCTTTCTTTATTGTTTGTAGAAAAGCGTTCCAGGCTATTTGCGAAAAATAGCCGAAAGGATTTTTTGATTTTTCAGGGTCAAAACGATCAGCATATTTCACACAATGCTCAAGCGCCTCTGACTTCATATCTTCAATGTATGTATAACCGCTGAAATTTGTCTTTGATGCTATACCACTTACAATTCCTATAAAAAAACTTGCTATAGTATCTGGTATTGGTTTTTTATACCCTTGATCTTTCCACCTTACCATTTCAGTCAAAAAATCTTTGTTGTTTAAATATTGAGCCATTAATATCCTTTGTTAATATATTTTTACTTTTCATTAGTATACAACATCTTTTTATAAAAAGAAAACTATTTGGTCAGTTTAACTTTTTTTTCCTTTAGATTTGTATAGCCTTCCTTTTCATAGATTTTTTTTCTGCGCCAATAATGAATCATAGAATAGTTTGTGAATTTATTAAACGATAGATCATCTATAACATCGTAGATAGTGACCTTCTCCTTACCATCCATCTTTCTAAGTCCACGTCCTATTGATTGAACTACCTTGTATTTCGACTTGTAATTAGCAGCCATTATGATATGGTGTAGGTTCTTTAAATTTGCTCCAACCGAAAAGGTTCCGCACCTAATAAGAGGCAACCAAAACGGCTGCCTCTTTTCTTTCTCCTAATCTAGTTGGTTTCATTGTTTTTATCCTTTTTAAGTTTACCTGTTTTCCAGGTATTATCAGGTTTATACCTGAATTGTTTTTCCTCTACTCCATTATTCCACCAAGGAATATATTTTATAGGTTTTTGTGTTAGTTTTCCTCTTATCCAATCTTCTCCTGGTTTCTCTTTTGCTATTTTTTCTTCTATTCCATTATTCCAATAAAAATAATTTTTAGACCCTACACTATACTTTCTATTTTTTTGTTTTTCTCTATATATAGGGTCTTTCCATTTCTCTTTTATTTTTTCTCCTGCAATTTTCCTTTTATCGTTGTTATTGTTAATGATTAACATTTTTTCTCTATGTGCTTCCCTATCAATTTCAGACATAGTATCCCATTTTTTCTTGGCTGCTTTTTTCATTCTTATTTTTGCTTCCTTTGTGTTTCTTTCTTTTTTCATACTATTGATTATTTTTTCTCTATATGAATCATTTTTCCATAAATCTTTAAATTGTTTTGACCTAATACTATTACTATTTTCTCTTGAATAAAATACATTCGACATTTTTTTGGCTTGCCCGTTATTCATATTCTTACTACAATTTTCAGACCGTTTGTTTCTCCAATTAATATATTGTTCACTTTTCTTAAATTCTATCCACCATTTTTTAACAGAACGCGATTTTAATTTTATATATGACTCATATCTTTCACCATTCTTTTCTAACATGAAATTCAATGGTCTTAAATATACATTAATTGGATAGGCTTCAGCCAATAATAAATGTGCTTCAATATGATTATCATAAGTCAAACAAAAAATATTTTCCTCATTTTTTGTTTCTTCACTGAAATTAACTCTAGGTAATAAATGATGAAATTGTGTTTCACCTTTTATATATTCAGATTTGTTTTCTTTAACAAATTCTATATACCTTTCTAATGATTCAATATTTTCTGGTTCACCTAGTTTATCTATAAAAATACCCTTAAAATTCATACTAATACCTTTTCTTGAAAAAATTTATTTTCTCTACTGGCATTAATACTTATATTTTTCAATCCATTTTTCACATACATCATCTTCTAAGGTAATATTCTTTGCTAATTTTATTGTTCCATTTTTTAAAGGAACTTCGTCATAAAAATCTAATTGTATTTTAATATCAGCAAATTCAAGGAATTTTGTACCTTCTTCTACTTCTAAAATTTGCCTAATTATTTCCCTATCTTCCGTATCTACCCCACCGTCTATATAGTGAACTTTTTTTCCCTTTTCCTTAATCATGTCATGTAGTATCTTCCCGTGCTTCTTTCTTGTAAAAAGAACTAGAACATTATCCTTGAAGTTAGTGGCCAACTTTGCCAAGAACTCATTACGTTGTTTTATGCCTATCAGATAATCCACTTCTGCCTGATAATTTTTGTAGCAGTATTCATAGGCAATTTCCCTCATACTTTTTTCATAGTCAAGATTGATGTTGATTATCTCTAGGTTGGCCAAGTATCCCAATTCTCTTAGTGACTCATAGTTTGCATAACTTTTTATAGGTCCTAGTGTTCCTACTATTGAAAACCAATCTGACGTGTTTGGTTCTGGAAAGGTTCCAGATAGACCAATTCTCCATTCAGCATTCACACAGCTAGAACCGATTGTTGAAATTGATTTTCCCTTAGCCAAATGTGCTTCGTCTATCATTAAGGCATTGAATACAGAGAAATCTGTTTTTTTGGAAATGCTTTGCCATGTACTAATAGTTACAGGATAGTCTACATTAAATTTTTGACCACCATATATCTTATACACATAGTCACTAGCGTCTGACCATCCATAAGAAACAAAATCCTTGAAAAGCTGTTCCACTAGATTTATTATGGGTACAATAATCAGCGCCTTTTTATTTCCAGATAGTAGAAACCTAGTGATGATATACTGGACTAGAGATTTTCCAGAACTGGTAGGGAGATGAATAGCTATTTTTTGATTTTTACAGGCATCATAAGCGGCCTGTATCTGATAGTCTCTTACATTCAGTGGAATTTTCAAACTCTCAACAAACTTTTGAAAGTCTTTAAAGTCAACGTCTATTCCTTCATTAAAGGAAACTTCTACACCATCTAATTTTGTTTTCAATTCAGAAAGAAGTCCTGAAGCAAAAAAACCACCACTGAAAAAACGGTTATATCCATCCCACGCCCCCATTTTATAAGCGGGCATAAAGTGATAGCCTTCTGGTCTAGCGGCAAAGTGTCCACTCAACCTATCATAAATATCAGGGTTGTCTGTTTTTAGATAATATTTTGCCTCATTTATTTTCTTGACCGTATGCATTGACAAAAATCCGTTTTAATGGTATAAAAGATATACTATCGTGCGCTAAAACTAATATAAGGGATTTTAGGATTCTCTATTTACCATGAATTAATTTCTGGTATTCTATCCAATTTTTGATTTCCCATACCTTATTTTTTGACTTATCCATTACTTCCGTGCAATATTCCATAATAGCATAAACCAATTGACATTTTTCATAGATCACTTCGTATCGTTCATCGGTTTCTATGAATAAGGTTACTTCGTCTTTTGTTTCAAGATTGAATTCATATCCACCTTTGGTTCTGTATTTATAGAAAAGCAAGAGTTCCTTTTGAAGATTTTTTCTTTTCTTTTCGTAGTTTATGTAAAGTTTCTTCCAATCCTGAAGGTAGCCTAACCACTTAATAGTCACTTGGGTCAAGTCAAATCGAAATTCCATTCCTTCTGGTGAAAAATCCAGGTCTTCTTTGGCTTCTTTTTTTAGGGTTTCCCAATGCTTCTTGATTTCTTCTATTTTTTCTTTATCCAATTCATTCATAATATTTTACCTTTCATTTTTTATAAATAGATATAACATATTTATATGCTATGAAAGGGTGAGAAAAAATATGAGATTCCAAGATATTATTAAAGAGAACCTAGAAAATGGTGAAACTCTCGGTGACAGCCTAAGAGAAGCAATTATCCATTTTATTGAATTGAAAAAAGATGTTGAAGTAGAATCAATAGATGATCTTGATGAAGGGTTTTCCATATTGTTTGATTTGGCAGACACCTTTACTCAGGCTCAAATAGATGCTATTCTTGATGAAATGGCTGAAATACTTGATGTTGAGTATAATGGATATTTCTCTGATGAAGATGAAGAAAACGATGATGAGGAATATTTTGACCCTGAAGATTTTAAAATGGCTGAATCAGTAGAAACACTTGATGAAGATATAAATCGTTTTGCTAGAGTTAAGAAAACATCCAAGTTTAAACGTTATGCTAGAAAGAAAAATGTGGCTGACGTTAGATTAAAAGGTAGAGAAAAGAAAATTACATTTAAGCTGAAGAATGTTTTTGATACTAAACAGGGAAGATATGTAAAACGTAAAAAAGCATTGAATCTAAGAACATTCAAGAAAAAAGCTAGAATATTCAAAAGAACAATGAAGCGTAGAAGACACTAGAATGCATACTAAACTGAATGAAAGAGAATCAAATTTTTTAGACTATAAAATAACAGAACCCTTTATTATAGGTGCAACTTCTGGAAAAGCAAGTGAAGGGGATGTTGTAGTAGATGATAATGGGTTTCCAGGACTTGTGTTGGGTGTAACAGAACACTCTGGAATTCTTGTAGATTTTATAGATGATAGAAGAATATTTGTAAACAACGGCGATATTAGAGTTACTTCTAAAAAAAGTGACCAGGCTTATAGAAAATACAAGAAGCTATACGGTTATGTTGCTCCATTGGCTAGGATAATGTATGAATCGCTACAAGATCATTTTCCGTTTTGCAAATATTTTTTTAATGGCAGGGCGATATACGTTAAAGCCTCAACACTATCTAATATTGTTAAGGGACATACTCATGCTACAATAGGAAAAAATCACTCCTATGTGTCCATTAAATTTACGCATTATTATAATATAGATATTGAAAGCGTTGATGTTGCACAGATTCTAAGAAAATCTAGATTTCTATATAACGTATTAAGAGACATGTTTGTAGATGTTGATCTAAACTTCAAACAGAATCCTGCACAGGGAAAATTTATCATTTATGATAATACAGAACACAATAAAAAAACCTTGGCTCAAATCAAAAAGATATTTTCAAAATTTGGAATCGAGATAAAAACATAATGCATTTCAACATACTAGTAAAAGACATTTTAGAAGAAACAGAAGAAGGGAAATATTGGGGAAATTCTGGCGCTAGTATTCTAGTAATGGCTAGAGACACGGGCAGGGTATTATTAGGACTTAGAAGTAAATGGGTCAACGAACCTCACACCTGGAATGCGCCAGGGGGTGGAGTAGAAAAACACGAAACACCAGAGCAAGGGGCAATAAGGGAATTCAAGGAAGAAACTCATTACCAAAGTTTTATAGATGATATAACATTGGCTTATGTGTTTAAGGATGGTAGTTTTAGTTTTTACAATTTTATAGGAACAATTAAGGAAGAATTCCATGCTGCACCTGATTGGGAAACAGAAAAATTTCAATGGTTTGATTTAAATGATCTTCCAAATCATTTGCATTGGGGGTTTGTAAAAATGTTCAAACAACCAAAAACAAAAACAATATTAGACAAATTTAAAAACAGGGAGAATTAAAAAATGAGCTCAGTATCCTTTATACCATCCTTCAAGGAATTCATCAGTGAAGCGGCTTTTTCGGAATCAAAAGCAGATAAGGCCAGAATTTTAATAATAAGAATCTTGCAGAGAAAAATAGGCAAGCCTTTATATGCTTTTGATAGAAAGGAACCACTTGAATTTATATCAAAGGGTAAAAGAAAAATAGGATATGTATATGGTATAGGGAACACACTCAAACAGATTCGTTTCAATTGGTCAAAAGAGTATGGTGAAGAAATGGAGTCAATAGATATTTGGGATGATGTTTCTGACCCCTCTAAGCCAACTATTCATGTTGATCTTAAAGGACTAAATGTGGTTCAGATTCTTGATATAGTTGCACAATTGATAAAAAATCCTAGACCTGGAAACTATGACTATGTGACCGAAGCTAGAAAAATGGGACAAGAAAAGATAGATTATATGCAGTTAAAGAACATTACTTCTTGGGACCCTTCTTTCCAGAGTGATTTTTTGAAATGGCAATATCAGAATAAGAAAACAAAAACGATTGAGGCCGTGAAAGGTGTTACTGAAATAACTATAGACAAGGAATCTGATAAAATAGAAAGAAAGGTGGCTGAAAAATTAAAACCCGATGAACAATTTAGGGACCTTGAAGAATTGGCTACTCTAGTGGCTAAGGGTTTACAAAATTCTTTGCTTGTAACTGGAACCGCTGGTGTAGGTAAAACCACCGTGATTGAAAATACCTTGAATAAACATGGTTTAAGAGACGGACATGGCTATGAAAAATTTTCAGGTAAGGCTTCACCAGTTGGCGTGTATTACATCCTTTTCAAAAATAGATTTGATGATGATCTAATTTTGTTTGATGATATTGACAGCGTGTTTGCAAATGAAGACACAAAAAATCTATTGAAGGCTGCTTTGGATTCAAAGAAAACAAGAGTTCTTTCGTGGTTTAGTAAATACACGGTAAATAAAGACCCTGATGAAATAACCGATGAAGAATTAGAGGCTGGAATATTACCCTCAAAATTTGAGTTTAAAGGTAGAGTTATTTTCATCAGTAACGTACCTAGTTCAAAAATTGAACCCGCAATCTTATCACGTTCAATGGTTATTGACATTAACCTTAATGCAAATGAAATCATAGAAAGAATGCGTAGTTTGGTTGACGTAATAGAACCATCTATGAAAAGAGAGGAAAAACTAGAAGTCATTGATGCACTTGCCTTGGATTATAAAGGCACAAAACATTTAAACGTAAGAACGCTACTCCATGCTCTATCATGGAAAAAAGGCGGTTCTCCACGTTGGAAAGAATTGGCAACCAGATATGCATAAGGATATTATGAATTTAAATAAAATAATGGAGTCAACATTAAAGATAAAGTTAATGAGTGATGTTGACGGAGTATTAGTTGACTTCAACGGTGATTTTGCGGATTGGCTTGAGGAAAATCATAATGACGCTTTCCAGGGATTCAATCCCGCTGTATGGGACTTTAATTTAGGGAAAGAATCCTGGAACTACATTAAGGAATTTTGGTCCTCTGGTGTTCTAACAAATCTAACAATTTTTCCTAATGCTAAAAAAGTTTTCAATGACCTATCAGAAATATTCCAAATGAATATCGTAACCGCACTTGACCCTAAATACAAATCAGAAAGAGTTATAAACTTAAAGGGATTTAAATATGATAGTATAAAGGTTCTTGGAACAGGAAAGATAGAATACATATTGAATAATCTAAAACCAGTTGTGGCAATTGAAGATAAACCAGAATATATAAGACGCATGTCAAAAGCAGGTATAGATGTTTATTTTCCTAGAATCCCAATGACAAGAGGATTAGAATCTTATGGAACTCCTTATAGAAATTGGCTAGAACTCAAGAAAATATTATTGGAAAAATACGGTAATTAACAATGACACCAGAAGTAGAGTTGGCCAAGACATTCGCTTCATCACTAACGGAACATACGGTTTCCATAGTGGCTTTATATGCCTTAATTAGCTGGATAGAAACTCATGGTAAAATTGAAAGTAAGACAAGGGAGTTTGTTATAAATACTGGTTCAAGGTTAATTTGGGTTATGGTTCTTTTTTGGGCCATATCATATTTTGTTTCAAAAATTTTAAATACTTAGGGTTTGGTATGAATAATTTTAAGAAAATACTAGAGACTTTTTATCGTTCCGCCTGTGAAAA